GTTCAAGACACAATGTACAAGGAATTGAAGACAAACTGAATTCATTAACAATACTTAATGTCTTTTCTTCCTTTCTGGTTGCTCGCGAAATTAATCGCTTAAACATTCCAAAGAAGAGACGAATAACAGTTGATACTGCATCTTTTACAGTTCTAAGTTGATTTTGAGTATACAATAATGCTTTCTCAGTTTGACTTAATTCATTGAAAAGTTGATCAATTGAACCATCATTATCATACATTTGAAGTTGAAGCTTTTCGATTTTTGCTTCAAGTTTTTCGATTTTAATTAAAAGTAATTGAATTTCAGATTTCTGAATAATTTCAGGCTTTCGAACAATTTCATTCTTTTGTTCAGTAAATTTCTTAATAGGAGAAGCTTTAGCCGACATTTTGAATTTTAATAATAATAATTAATCCTAGATGAATAATGGATTATTCGGATGGATTGTTGTTATTTATTTAAATATTTTCAATTTTTTTTATATAAAAAAACTATCATAATCAAGTATGCGTAATATCTTATTAGGCTATCGATATTTAATTATTCAGTATCTGCAATATCTGCAATACTATTTTCCCATTCTTTTTCACTATAAGTTGGTTTTACTGTAGAAGGAGCATCATCGCCTTTATTGGTAACTAAATGTAATAAGAATGATGGTACTAATTCAACTCCAATGCGTGTACCTGAAGACATAGTATATTCTTTCATAATTCCTGAGATCCAATTTGATGTATCAAATCGCATGCGTTTAAATTTTCCTTTAACTGTTGCATCCCATCCTCGAGCATCTAATCTATAGCCAAAAAATTCACGTTTTCCATTAAATACTTTACCAACACCTTTTGCAGCTAGTAATATTAATTCTTCAGCTGTTGTAGTAGCACGTTTTCTATCATTTTTAATTCTAAGGCGTCTAAAGATTCTTTCCAATTCATCTTTACTCATATTGCTATTAGGTTCTGGAATATTTGAGATGTTTAAGCCTAAATCTTTTAATTCATCTCGTAAAGTACAACAATTTTCTAATAATTCTTCTTTATCATCTTCGGTAATTAATGGTATAATTGGTGTTCCAATTGTACTACTATCAAACATTTCATGTAATACATGACTAATACGTTCATCTTCGGTTTTCGCAGGAGCTCCATATCTAATAGTATTCATTGTTCTTTGATTCATTGGACTCAAATCCATTCGATCCATACCAGAACGAACACTTTCAATATCTGAACGAACACTTGTAACTGAAATAGGTGCTCTTTCAGATGTAATACTTCTTGTTGGACTTCCTCCAAAACGATCTCCAATTGTAGGAGGCATGAAATTTTTACTAGGTGTTCCAGATACTGATCTTTGATCATAAGATCCATATGGTTGGTCAATTGTAGCATATGATTGAATTTTGTTTAAATTATTTTGTAAAGAATTACTGACACTATAATTAGTTTGTTGGGTTGCACCAAAGTAATTTTTTATAAATTCATCATGTACAGATGATGGGTCAACTGAAGTATCATGATCACCCATACTATATATTTTATCCATACCAAAAATACTTGTTGGATCGTCTATATTTATAGCAGTAGTCATTTTAAATTATATTACTTATATTGGTAAAATTGTGGAAATAATTAAAATATATATTCTTAATATGAATTATATCTTTAAATAAAATGATTTAAAATATTTAAATATTAAATAATCATTCAATTAATTAATTATTTCTATATAATTTATAAAATGTATGGAGTTAAACATATATTAAGTTTTGATTGTGCTGATAAAACTTTAGGAGTATGTTTAGTTTCATATATTCCATCAAATATAATTAATGAACATTGTTCAATAATACAAAATGAAGAAAATTTTACGGCAAAAATTCAACAAATTACTCAATTGATAAATAATATTTTAACTGTAAAATCTATTTGGCTTTTTGATTTAGTTCCTGGTTTAATTGTTCGAGAAACTGAAGACTCGGTTAGATTGAGTCGTTTAAAATTTGCACTTAAATCAATAAGAAAAGTTATTGATAGTGCGAATATTCAAATTGATAAAATCATTGTTGAATATCAAATGGGACAAAATGATCTTAGCAGATTAATTTCATCTGCTATTTTATATGAATTTGTTGATATTGATCCAAATATTAATTTAACTATTGGATATTTAAAAAATGAAAGTTTAAAAAATATTCATGATGAAAAAAAAGATAACAATCAAAATGTTCCATCGAATTCATGTATTTCAATAGGTCCTGCATTTAAAAATTCAATTCAATTTGATAATTCTCTATCATATGGAACATTTGCAGCAAAATTTAAAACATCTCATACAGCTAATAAGCATCATACAGCAGAAAATTTTAAATTTTATTTGAATTTACAATCTTTAAATAACCCACACTATAAATTTAATATAAAAGCTAATCATAGTGAAATTAATCATATAGCCGATGCATTTATGCAAGCAGTATATTGGATAATAACTAATTTAAATGTTGAGTAATGAGTAATTTGTACATTAGACAATAACTAATAATGTTTTATTTCTTCATTATCTTTAAATCTATCATCATACACACATGTACGAATAGGAGTACATTTAATTCTATTCATAGCAAGAATATATAAATTAATTTGTAACAATTTATATAATGCTGATGGTAATTTAATTTGATAGTAAATATTAAAATCATTTGGTAAAGGTTTATGATTTTCAGGAATAAATTTACAATTATTCGGAGATACCAAGAAATAATTCATGAATTTAGAAGTTACACTTAAATTATTCATTCCAGCATTTATTAATTGATATACATTATTAAATATTTGTGCTTTTTCTTGTTTTTTTTCATATTCTTTTTCACTATCTTGGACTATTAAATTATAAATTTGTGAAGAGTAATTATATAATATTGACTTTTCATTAAAAATTTCATTTTCAAGACGGTAAAGACAACAAACTAACTCTTTTTGGAATATTTCGAAATCTATTTCTTTTTCAAAACTTATCCTATTATAAAGTGATTTAAGAAATGTCATTTCACGATCATGCGCATATTTTCTAAAATATCTTTGTACTTGTAATGGATATAATATAAAAGAATTTGTAATAGTAAATAATTTCTCTAAATAATCAAACACTGGTTGAATTTTGTACAATGTTGCAAAATTAGCAATATCCATTAAATATTCAATAATAAGTTTATTAATACATTGTTGAATTCTGGAATCATGCTTTGCTTGTTCAATTCCTTTATGATTATCCATAAGTAAAATTACAATTTTAATTGCATCTATGCTACCTGTATATTGACGTTTACTATCATTATCAGGTAAAAAATTAGTTAATGGGTGATAAAATGGAAGAAATATAGTTTGTGAATTGTTTGATTCATTAAATAAAAATACAAAATGATTTTTATGTTCGGATAATTCAAATACAAAGTCTCTTATTTTTATTGCATTACGAAAAGAATTGCATGAAATAAATAGTTCATTATTAACAAGATGATTTTCAAAAGGTGTGGTAGATTGATTGATTTGTTTCTTTTTAATTTTAGTTTTTACAATTGTATTTTTGGTGGATAAAACTGTAGTATTCATTTTTCGAACTATTTGACAATAGTTTTTTAATATAGAATGCTTAATAGATTAAAGTAAAAAAATCAAATTTAAATATTTAGTTATATTTCAGCTAATCTAATATATCTATTTTAAATTTGATTCAATACATATAAATTAGCTTTTAACATTTCAGATAATTCTTTTGGAAGTAATTCGCAATTTCTAAGCATAGAGTTAAAAAACTCATTGTCTGGTAAAGATTGAGTACGTAAATGAAAATTATGTGAAAACATATTCGTGTATACCCATAAGAAATGTGAATATATTTTTGTTGGTACAAGCAATAAGTTAATATCTAACTCTTCAGATGTATCTAAAAGTTGGAATAGAATACAATATCGTTTAAAATTAATACGCTCAAAAGTATGATTTAAATTATTTCTAATCTCATAAGATTTAAATATATTTTTATTTGATCGATTGTTATAATAATACTGAATTTTTTTATAGTCGTCCATATCAGATAATTTGTTAGATAATTCGTCTAATTCCTTTCTACTATAAGGACAAGCAAATTTATATTCTATTTTTAGATAAGATATTCCTCCATTCTTCATAATATAATCAATTATATCAATACTTGATTTAAATTTTGGTTTTCTAAAAGTTAAAAGTTTTTTTATAAAATCAAATATTTCTACAATTTTATACTTATTAGCCCAATACATAATATCTGACAGTTTTTCAAGAAATTTTTTTACAAAATGTGGATAAATAGATAAATTATGAATTAATTTACTAATTTTTTCATTTAATAGTAATGTAATGAATTGAAAAATCATTTCGTTCCCAACCATCTTCTCATCAGCGAAATTCTTATCAAAATATTTATTGCTTACTATTGAAAAATAAATACTATATTGATTTTTAACATAACTTAATTCTTTTAATTCTTCTAATCTTTCATATTTTTTATTGTGTAGAATAACATCTTTTATGTTCATCAACATAAATTTAAAACTTTGATGGAACTCCATATTTTCATTGTTGAATTTTTCATCAAATGTATTAATTTCTGATTCCTCTTTATTTTCATTAGTAATCTGTTGGAAATCCAATTTAGGTATGTCATAATTGGTTTTATTATCCATGATTAATTCATATAAGAATGCTGAAAAAAATCAATTTTGGATAACAAACAATAAATTATTTACCAAAATATTGGATGAATTTGTTCTCGATATTTTTTAACTGAAATTGGACCACCATATATATCAATATCTTCACGACTTTTACCTCGTGAAATTGATTTTGGGTGGACTCCAAAAGCGATAGCTAAATATTCCATTATTTTAAGCAAATTATGTCTATCAGAATCATTATGTACCATTTCAAATATATGGTTAATATAACATTCAAAACTACATAATAAAAGTACTGATCCATTAGTTGTTCTTTTAAGTGAAAACATTATATCACCGGTTTTTTTACGTTGCATACTTATTGCTATTGGAATTGGAACACTGTCAAATTTCAATGTACAATTTATACATGGTCGAATTGTAGACAAAATCCAATTTTCTTTACTTTGAAATATTGATGGAACAATTTCTTCTTTGTAGTCTGGTTCAATTAATAAATGATCAGAATCAAAAATAGCTCCTAAAGTAATACAATCTTGAGGAACTACTCCTTTAATTTGAAGTATATATGGAATTTTTATTTTACTCATTTTATATGTTTAGAGGTTTATATATTTTTTTATATCAATAATATTCAAATCTGTTTTTGATTTTTGTACTATTATATACATTATAATACAATTTTATAATAAATACTCCATTTACTTTATTAAAAGACCATTAATTCAATTATAATTTTTATTAATAATTATAATTATAACAAACTAATAAAATGGATTTAAACGGTAACAGTTTTGGATATGACTATTTCAAACCAAATGAATATTATAATTTACGTCCTGAAGATTTAAATCCTGCATTAAAATTTAATTATCGACAAGATGTCCATAATTATTACTCAGAACCAACAATGAATAGAATTAGAACTGGATCACATAATTATCGTTATAATAATCATAGAAATTGTGCATGTGGGAAAAGGCATGGTTCAAATGATTCTCATACAAATTTATATTTATTAGTTATTTTGCTTATAATAATTACTGTTATTCAATGGTTTATAATATTCTTTTCAAATAGCTCAGGATCTGTTACTATAAATAATATAACTTCACATACTGGACCTCCAAATACCGAAGAAAAAAAAGAAGCAATATCAGCTTAATTATGAAAAGGTAGATCTTTATTCTTTCTCAAGATTTGCTTTTGAGCTAATAAAAGTCTGATTCTTTTTGTATCTGGATTCATTTTTTTATCAAATAAGAAAGATATAACTTCAGAATCTTTGATAAAATACATATATTTTTTGCCAATAACAATTAAAATTTTGAACATTTGGCAAAGTTTTAAAATAATTGGATATGTTAAATATTCTGGTCCAATTCCTTTTGTAACTGTACTAACTTGACATGATTGTTTAAATTCAAACATACCATACTCTTGAATATAATTTAATGATCTAAAATTACGTTCACACATCAAGTAATAAATATCTTTTTCATTAATTTCTGGTTCCCATGAATGTAATGTGAAGCGTTGCAAAATTTTCATATGATGAGAAAAAATGTCTCGTATTCCTCTGAGATAAAATATTCCTTCTGATTTGTATCCAACAGCAATAATGAGATTAGTTAGATCTTTGTCAGTAAGAAATCTACAAAACTTCTCTCGAATGACATCGGGAGCATTCATTAAAGTTTGTTTTATTGATTTTTTTGAATTCATTGATTTTTTTGAATTCATTGATTTTTTTGAATTCATTGATTTTTTTGAATTAATTAATTTGAATAAAATGATTAAATCTGTTACTATTGTTTTTAGAATATTCAATTTTTTTGTGATGAATAATGTTTAATTCTTTCTTCAAATGGAATAGATTGAGGTCGTTTCAAAGCAGTTCGTTGATCAAATGGTTTAGAATAATATTCTAAAATATCTTCTTCATGTTGACGAAGTAATTCATCTTCTTCTGTAAACCATGAAATAATTAGGGATGCTGAATTATCAGGAACATATTTTAAATGAACTGTAAATCCTCTTTTAGGACTAGTTAAATCTTCAATAATAAGAGCATATATTTTTTTTCGAGCACTAAGTTTTGTCAAATTAGGAATATCAAAATTAAATGGTAGTGGTACAATTAATTTAGTTTCACATCTATCATGCGCTTCAACAATTAAATCATTAATCATAATTAATATTTCATTAACTTGAGATTTAATTTCTTCAAGTTGTAATTTACCATATCTTAGATTAAATGATGTTACTTTACTCATTTTTATTAAAATATTAATGGATATCTTATCACAAATAAATAAATTAAAGAAAAAATGAAAATACCCTTTTATTCTGACTTTATTTTTAAATTATAATGATTTTTCATTTAAAAATTATAATGATTTTTCTTATAAAAAATAAAGAAATGTATTCTGTAAATTAAGAGGATATGTCAATTGATCAACAAATTTGACCATTCATAACTTCACGCCATGATGCATATCGTTCCTCACGATCATCATCTTCATCTGCATCTTCATCTTTACGATCACCTGGTTCAATTGGACTCAAACAATCAATGCATATACTTCTGCCACACCCACAGAAGTAAGGACCGTATTCATCATATTCCTCATTATGTGCATGATGTGGTGTATTTGGTGGTGCAACATGAAAAATGCAATTTGTACAATAACATTGTTCGCCATTATCATCATCCCAACCACGAAGACAAAGGTCTTCCTCGGTTAAATGTAGCTTAAGATTAAATTGAATCCAATTTTTTATTTTGAGATGTTGCTTCCAAATTAAGTCTCGTTCGTCTGGATTGATGTCAGAAAGCTCAAAATGGAAATTCTCCATATTATTGTAGTGCATAATGAAATTAGCAGGTTTGATTTCACAAATGCAGAATGAACGTACCTGTTGACCGATTTCAGCATAATAATCAATCATGGAACATCCATTACAAATTTGAGCATCGAGGAATTCGGAAGTTTGCTTTGAATCCATTGGTTTGGATTCTTGTGTTGAAGATTTTAATTATATGACTAAAAAAAATCAATTTTTTATTAATACAAAAATATATTACTATCTAAAATTATTTACTTGGCTTCATAACATAATGATTTAAATCACCTCCTAATGTAACATGATTTATATCAGTAATAAGATCATCCCACCCCATTAAAAGAGCTGCTATTGTATAACCATGACCGAATGGATGAGTTACGTCATTAATTAAATGTTTACAAATATCATATGTAAATGGAATACTATCATTTTCAACAAGATTGTAAGGATACATGGTATCATATTTAGGACCATCTACTTCAGAAATAATTAATTTATTACCTTTATCAAGTTCTCTACGCAATTGAATAAATCGTGGATGAATTTTAACAAGTTCAGCATATAGTCCACAATAAATACGTTTTCTTGCTTCAACATATCCAAGAATATCGTATTGAATGGGATTTTTACTAAAATTAATCGGTGGTTTCTTATCAGAAATTAATTGACCAGTACTTGTATTATAAATTGGAATTTTTTCATCTATTTTATATTCAAAAGGTCTGGCGACTAAAGCTTTATTATTTTTAAAATATTCATCTTCTGCATAAAGACCTAATGTAGGCCAAATAGCTCCAACAACTTTATGCCGTCCTTTATGAGAATTGGGATATCGAATTGCAAAATCACAATTAAAACCAGCTCTACGCCATTCCCAAAAATCGTATTTGAGTTGATTAATATCTAAATTTTGAAGTGTTAATTTAGTAGGATCACCACTATAATGAACTTGAGCAGGATACTCCCAAATAATATTTTTTGTATAACCTTTATATTGAATGCTTTTATCAACTGCAGGATAAACTTTACTAAATTGCCATAAATTTTCAATAGTTCTACCTCTAGCATCACTTAATCTATATGGTGAGAGTTCTCCATATTCTTTTTCCATAGAATGTATTCTAATAGGAATATGATCTTTGTATTGTGGAGTTGAATAAGCAAATCCACGTCTTACATATTTTCCTACTCGAATTGGAGTAATTTCATTAGTTTTATTATCGCTAGTATTCATTTAGAATTTTATTTTGGTTGAATTTATGAAATAGTATAATAAAAAAATTTAATTCAAATTTAAATATGTTTGAATTTAAATATGTTTGAATTTGAATATATTCATTTATATCACATGTACGAGTATTAGTTATCTTAATTTGCTTTATGTTTATTTTGAGCTATTAATCTACGCAAAAGTTTTTGATCATTTTTGCGTTGTTTACGCTGTTTGATTTTAGTAGCCCATTTTTTAGATTTTTCAAATGAAATATCCGATTTGGGATTAATAAAATCATTATTACTAAAATCACAATCAAAATTTACTGGTACATAATTTATTAAATGTGGTTTAGGCTTTGCGAGTTTTATTTTATCAATAGATGGAATTAAACATTCCGAACAATTACATGCATAAACATATTGAATACCATCTTTATATTCTACTTTAGAATGAATATTAGATCGATGATTCCAAAAATCATTTTCCATGGTTTTACGAATAATGCACAAGTTTAATATATTAATAAATAACTTATATATTACAAGATATAATATTCACTTTTTATTTTTCCTATCATATTTAGCAATTTTTATTTATATTCCTATGTTATATGAATATAAATTTAAGATATTCAATTGAATATTGTAACATATTAGAATTATAAATAAATCGATACATCGATCAATTAATTGAGTTAAAGCTATTATCATTATTTAAAATTGATTAAATATATTAACATATAATTAATATTATTTTTCAAAATGAATAATAAATCACCTTTAAGATATCCAGGTGGTAAAAGCAGAGCATGTAAAATTATTGAAGAAACAATAAATACAACTAAATCTATTAACAGATATGATACAATCTTATCACCATTTTTTGGTGGAGGTTCATTTGAATTTTACTTACAAAATAAATATAATATGCAAATAATTGCCAATGATAAATTTGAACCTTTATTTAATTTTTGGAGTACAGTAAAATATGATAAAAATAATTTAGTTAAAACAATAAATCAATTAAAACCAGTTTCAAAAGATCAATTTGCCCAATATAGAAAAGATGTTATAGATAAAAATATCAATTCTTTACTCAGAGCCGCATATTATTTTATTATTAACAGATGTTCATTTAGTGGTGCTACTCTATCAGGAGGATTTTCAAAAGAATCATCAACAACTTGCCGATATATTAAAAAAATATAAAGGTTGGGTATTATGCTATAATGATTGTGAATTCATTAGAAAACTTTATGATAATTATGATATTTTTGAAGTAAACTGGTCTTATGGTATGAATACATCAAAAGAATCATCTGAAATTATAATACTTAATTTATAATCTCTAAATTAATAGGAATTTTACTTGTATCATCTAAACTAAATGAAGATATATTAGGATAAGATATTGGTTGTATAGAAGCTGTAACAGATGCTTGCATATATCCTTTATTATTTGTTTTATGAATTTTACATCTTATTCTTTCCAATTAAGTTTTGAACATATATTATATACCTGTTTTTCATATAAAATTCCTGATATTTGAGCATTTATTCCAGTTTTTTTATCTGAAAAATTCAGATTATTCAAATCTAAAATTAAATCATCCATCATTTTTTATATTTTTAGAAAAGAATTATTTTTCATTTTTTATAAATATATATGTTTGAATATACTTATTATAATCTTTAGATAATCTATTTTGTTAGTATTTTTAATAAATTAAAAATGGCAACCGGTGGTGTTTTCCAAATTATTACCAATGATGGTAAGCAAGACCGTATGCTCATGGCTACGGCTTTGTTAAACCGCAGATTAGCTCTTATTGAAGAAGCAAGATCGCGCGACCCTTTAGTATCCGACAGTACTCCAACGCTTTTGGATATTGAAAAAACTCACGTACTTTTCATGAATGCACATTTCAAACCATTTGCTGCAATTGGTTATGAATATAATAGAGTAAATGCACAAAGCTCCACATCTTCACTTGCAAGTGAAGTTCAGTTCTCTATTCCACAATTTGGTGATTTCTTTGGAGATATGTGTGTTCATGCTACATTAACCGCGCCTACTTTTGTTAAAGCTACTGGTTCTGATACTGAAAAACCATCTGGGCGTTGGTGTACATATCCTGGTTTGAGATTATTCCAACTTGTTAAATTCGATGTTAATGGTAATCCATTAGATAGTTATACGGCTGATGCTATGGCTATGTACAATCAATGGATGGTTTTACCTGGCAAGCGTGATGCATTTGATCGATGCGTTGGTCAGGAAAAACCTTTACAAGGATATTTACCACAAAAAGATAGCGCCTATGATTTTTCTGGAACATTACCTACTCATCGCGTTGGATTTCAAATCTTTAATGGATATCAAACTCCTAAACCATCAGGATCAGTTGATAACCTTGATGTATGGGTACCACTCATGTTTTGGTTCAATAAAGATCCTCGTTTAGCTATTCCAAGCGTTTCAATTCCACATGGTCAACGTTATATTACATTAACTCTTGCTACTCAAGATCAAATGTTCCAACTTGATACCAATGGTAATAGTGATGGTGCTGCTCAATATTCTACTAATATTACAGTTAGTAAGATTGAGTTATATATTAACAATATTTTCGTTAATCCTGAAGTTCATGATATTTTCATTAAGCGCATTGGATTTAGTTTGATTCGAGTTTATCGCGAGCAACTTCAAAGCTTGCAAAATAATACCGACAGCATTTTGCTTAACAAAATGAAATGGCCTATTGAAACTATGTATGTTGGTTTTCGTCGATCTAGCTATCAAACAAGTGCAGCAAGCAACGATAAATGGCATACATTCCATGGTTATAATAGTTCTAATACATATGCACTTCATGGCATTGCAGGTTGTACAACTGCTTCAGGAACAGCAATTGCAGCACCACCGAATATTACAGCTAACACTCCATTGCGTATGACTGCTCGATTAACTATTACTGCACATGGTATTCCACTTTATAATGATTTTGCTACTAATTTATTTGATAGCTATTTACCATTAATGTATGGTGGTTTGATGGTTCAATCTCCTGTTACAGTTGGTGCTATGATGATTAACTTTGCTTTGTATCCTGGTACTTACCA